TATATTCTATGATTGGGTAGGTCTGATTAAAGTACCGGAAGGATACGAACTATTACATTCGCGTTCGCACGGTCAATCACCTGCGCGTAATCGTAACATTATGATTCAGCAGGCAATTGATTTAAATTGCGATTATGTATTTTTCATTGATGACGACTGTTTAGTTCCGCCTGAAACTCTAATCAAACTACTAAGTCATAACGTCGATGTAGTCAGCGGGTTGTATTGTATGAGGAACTTTCCTCATAAGCCTATCGTATTCGATGAAGCTCTTGATGATGGAACTTGTAGATGGACTCAGCTATCAGGACCAGATGAAGGATTAAAAGAAATTGTAGCAACTGGAATGGGTTGCTTGTTAGTTAAGACAGAAGTATTCAGAAAGATTCAAGAGAAACATAAATATTGGGTAACACTAGGCGAATTAGAAGCTGACCACTGGTGCGATGACCTATCATTCTTTAAAAGAGTTAGAGAAGCTGGCTTTCAGATTCTAATTGATTTGAACTGTCCCGTAGGTCATATTGCTAAAGCCGTAGTATGGCCTAATAAGATTGATGGCGTGTGGCATATTACGTATGATACAGAAGGACCACAACGTCATTCATTTCCGTTACAATACGAACAGCAAGCAAAGTTAAGAATACCATCTGATAAGCGAGATACAACTTATCTAAATGGTGTGATGCAAATTCAGATTACGAACGTATGTGACCTGTCCTGTCCGAATTGTTCACAAGGGTGCAATCTTAAAACACACGCGCACTCGATGACACTAGAACAGTTCGAGCAGGCTGTGATTAGTGTCAAGGATTACTACGGAGTCATTGGAGTCTATGGCGGTAATCCTACATTACATCATCAGTTTCCAGAGATATGCGAGATTCTAAGAAAGCATATCGATTACGAACGGCGCGGTCTATTTGCTAATGGATTATCAGGACATGGTAAGGTCTGCGCGGAAACATTCAATCCTAAATATTCAAATCTAAACATTCATGGTGTAATGAGTGTATATGAAGAATTTAAACGAGATTGGCCGGAAGCACTATTTAATGTAAAAGGATTCGACCATTCGCGTCATACGCCTTCATGGGTTGCTATTAAAGACATGGAAGATATGACACAGAATGAACGAGTTAAGGCTATTCTAGATTGTGATATTAATCGATACTGGTCTGCGTTCATTGGCTTATATCGTGGTGAATTGCGCGCTTGGTTCTGTGAAATAGCAGGCGCGCAGGCACGATTACATGAAGATGATGCAGATTATCCTGATACCGGATTACCTGTTGAACCAGGATGGTGGAAATTACCATACGATAGTTTCCATAATCAAATGGTTAAACATTGTTTTGAGTGTGGTATTCCTCTACGAGGTCAGGGTGAGTTAGATAATGGTCCGATGGAATATGTTAGTGCAACTCATCTACCTATCTATAAATTGAAGCGTGGCGATGGTAAGATGATTAAAGTTATTACCCGTCGCTCTCAGCTAGGTTCTAAACTAAATCGAGTCACTGATTACATTGAGAATGGTTATTTAGAATTAGTAGGCTCTAAATGAAAAAGGCTATTGTGCTAGTTATTCTTACGCTGCCTACTGTTCTATTCGGTCAGCAGGCTACGGGTAATAATAAATTTGCGTGGGACCAGTCGGCGCCATTACTGTCAGACGCGCAGGCATACACGTATAAATATTACCCTGATGGTTCTACTACCGCTGTTACATTCGTTGGTGTAACTTGTACTGGAACAGCATCACCATTTCAATGTGAAGTGCCTATTCCAGCATTTACACCCGGTAATCACACTATTCAATTAACAGCAACTAATATCGCAGGGGAAAGTGCTAAATCTAGCCCTTTCGCTTTCACTTTCGTTGTAACCCCGGCCACCCCTGCTAATATTCGTATTAAGTAAATGCCCTTCGATTCTCAAGGTAAGTGGAAACCAAATGATAAACAGGCTGCATTTCTAGCTGTACCTAATGAAATTAAAGAAGCATTTTATGGAGGTGGCGCAGGTTCAGGAAAATCAGAAATCTTACTTGTGTATCCTATCGTCCGTCGATGGTACCAGAACCCAAAGTTTAAACAGGTATTCATGCGTCGGACATACCCTGAATTGCGTAATGAAATCGTACCCCGTTCTAAAGAATTTTATTATAAGCTCGGAGCTACATTTAATAAAGCAGAAATGTCATGGTGTTTTCCAGCACCAGACCAATTCGGTGGCAGAGGATTAGCTAATTATGGCGCAATGATTTATTTAGGTCATTGCGAAAATGAAGATGACGTCCACCAATACGATTCGATGGAAATTAATCTTTTCACTCCAGACGAACTTACGAGTTTCACCGAATGGATATACCTGTATATCGGACTTACACGAGTTAGAACTAGCGACCCTAATCTTCCTGCTATTATAAGAGCCGCCGGTATGCCCGGTGGTATTGGTCATACATGGGTCAATAATAGATTCGTTAAGCCAAATAAAAAAGGTAATATCATTCTCGAAGGACGTGGTGGTAATCGGCGTATATTCATTTTTGCTACTCTGGCTGATAACGAACATATTGACCCTAATTATGCGCAATCGCTAGAAGGATTACCAGAGGCCGAAAAGAAGGCTAAAAAGTATGGCGATTTCGATGCATATCTAGGTCAGGTATTTGATGAATATCGTGATAGACATTATCCAGATGAACCTGATAACGCATTACATCTAATCGAACCTTTTGATATTCCTGATTGGTGGCCTAAGATTGTATCGATAGATTGGGGATTCGCGCCTCCTGCTATGTCCTATGCATGTTTTGGCGCGATTAGTCCTGATGGCAGATTATACGTCTATCGTGAAAAATCATGGCAAAAGACTAAGATTGAGGAATGGGGCGCGGAATTAAAGGAATATATCGATAGAGATAATCCGCGAGTCATTAAGCTCTGTCAATCTGCTAAACAAGACCGTGGACAAGAACACACTATTGAACAGCAAGTTAATACTGCGCTCGGCAGAATTGTCGTGCTCAGCGGTAACACTCCCGGTAGTCGTATTGCAACTAAACAATTGTTGCACGAATATTTCCGTTGGAAGCCAAAGTATATCCCGCATCAGGACATTCGCGCGTATAACGATGAATACGCATCGTGGGTATTGCGAAACAGAGGATTACAGGAATATCAATCCTACTTGGCATCATTTAATCCTCCACAGGAAGAAACTAATCTACCGAAAGTTCTAATATTCAATACTTGTCCTCTGTTGAATGGCGCGATTAAATCATGCGTGTATGATAAAACTAATCCAGAGGATGTAGCAGAATTTCCTGGTGATGACCCGTATGACGGATTCCGCTATCTAGTAGATTCAGCAGATAAGTTCTTTGATGAATCGGCTGATGAGTTTAAAAAGATTCAAGAGACTCAAGCTATTGTAGAGAGATTGCAAGATACATCTGATTGGACCGCGTATTATCGCAATCTTCGTAGAATTCAAGAACCTGATAGAATGGCACCAGTAGCTAGATATGCAAGGATGAATAAGTTCCGTTATGGTAAAGTTGCTAGATTTTCTCCGAGAATACATTAATATTCGTCGCGAGTCTAAATCCTACTGTAAGTCATGTGAGACTTATAAGGAACAACTCGCTGTTGTGAATTACGAGAAGAAACTTTTATTGGATAAGTTTGTCTTAGTTAGTCCTTCTGTTCCTCAAGCACCTGATGTTAGACCAGACCCTATTATTCCTCAAATTGTTCCGTGGAGAATTCAACGCGAAATGATGCAAAAAGAGGACCATGCTAGGGCTATGACATTAAGACGACAGGAAGAAGATGAACAGAAAGCTAGGGAACTAGCTGCTAAGAATCGTGAAAAAGAAGGACCAATTGAAGATAAAGGTATCTCAATAGATGCACTCGAAAAAGAATTATCAATCGGAGAAAAGTAATGCCATTTGACCAAGTAATGCATAAGTTTAAAAAAGGTAATTTGCATAGTGGTTCTAAATCAGGTCCAACTGTGAATGACAGAAAACAAGCTATCGCTATTATGCTCAGTGAGAAAAGAAAAGCTGATAGCGGCGAATCAGAATATAAACCTATTGGACCTAGTTCCGAATCTAAAAAGAAAATGTTTAGTAAGAAGGGAAAGAAATAATGGCAAAAGGTGACATGCCTAATGCAGCTTCAGGTGCAGCATTTAATCCTAATATGAATACTGCATTGCGCGGTGCTGGTTCAATTGGTAGATTCGGTAGTCCTATGGCGCCTACTGGACCCGGTGGTACTATGGGTGCTAGTTTCGGTAATCAAACATTAAATCCCGGTAGCGTTGGCCCATCTCAGCAAGGTATGCAGAATATGGGTCAATCAATGGGAATGCTAGGAACTACTCTACCTAGAATGATGCCACCTGATAATAAACCTACATCAGATTGGCCTCAAGGTGGAGTTGGTCCTAGTAATGGTGGGCTAGAACAACTATTAAAGATTTTCATGAATTTGCAATCGCACAATCAACCAAATATGGGAGCAGGTTCATTACAAACACAGGGACCACAAGGAACATCACAACAAGCATATAATCAATACGGAATGCCCAGGAATCGTAATGTCTAAAGAAAAAGAATTGCCTGAACGTACGATTCAATGTATTAAGACAATCGTAGATTGTTTTGATAAAGAGGATACATTCGTTCGTGAAAGGCAATTGCGACAAGCGCGTCAGATGAAATTACTATGGGCCGGATTTAGTAATATCTGGTATAGCGAGGTCGCGCATGATTGGCGTATTGGAAATAGTTCAGATTACTTAGATGCCGATACGTCAGCGTATTACGATAAGCCGATTAACGTATTTCGCGCGTATTTGGAGTCTATTATTGGCGCATTGGGCGCTCAGGTTCCTAATATTGATTGCTCGCCTGATGATGCGGATAATGCTCTAGATATTTCAACAGCTAAAGCTGGTAATAAAATTGCGGAACTAGTTTCAAAACATAATAATGCTCCATTACTTTTGCTACATGCTTTATTTGTTTATTGTACTGAAGGAATGGTAGCAGCGTATAGCTATCCTAAAGAGGATGAAAAGTTCGGAACATACGAAAGTAAAGATTACGAGGACGAGGAAGAAGAAATTCAATTTGCTGTATGTCCAGTTTGTCAGGCTAATCTACCAGATGAAGCTCTATCAGATTTGGAGATGGATGAATACATGCCTGATGACGATGACGTACTAGCACATAGTACTATTCGTGAGAAAGGTGCTACTTGTCCTGAGTGCTTAGCAATTATTGACCCTGAATATAGAACAGAAAAAATCATCGTTCCACGATTAATCGGAGTCACTCGTAAGGCAAAGACTAGACAGTGTATTGAAGCATACGGCGTAATGAATGTTAAGGTGCCAGTATACGCGCGCACTATCGAAGAAGCACCATATTTAAAGT